GGCCTTGTCCCTCTTCCGCTTACAGCTCTCACACTGGGTACCTTCGGGGATACGTTTGCCACATCGGGGACAGCGTTTCCAGATCATATGTATCTCCAAAACGCGGCGCAATACCAGAGCCTTACCTTCACAGACTGACTACTACAGCTGACAAACAGAACGCGAAAGGAGGGAAGGCTATGACGGGAAAATTTGCAAAAACCGCAGGCTCTGGCAATCCGCTGATTGATCGCACGAAAAAAGGCACCCGGTTAAGGATGCCTTTTGTTGATAGGTGCTTTCACACTTTTTCTATCATAGCAATTTTATCAGACGCGAGTGACATCGTCAAGAGCGTCCAGCATATCCAGCCCCACGTTCTTCAACCGGTACGTATGCCTCAGCGATGTCCCCAGCTGTATGGCTATGTGCCTCCAGTCCTGATCAAAGATATACCGCAGGGTCAGGATCATCCGGATCCGGTACATCTTCTCCGCGTCCAGCTCCGGATCGTACAGCCTGCTGATCATAGACTGCACCTCATCGGTCTTGTCCATGTATTCCTCATACAGCTTCTGGTACTGCTCCTCCAGCTCTGCCCGCTCGGCGATGGTATCTTCAAACCTTGCTGACAGGTCTGGAGATGTCTGGACCCTTTCCTTCGGTCTCACAGACCCGATGCATTCCGCCTGCAGCCTCAGGTCGTCTATCTGGCCCTGCAGCTCTCTGAGCCTGTGCCGGAGCTTTGGTAACTCATACAGCAGTTTAGTATTACTCATTTCAAATCGTCCTCATGTCTCTCGGCCCGCTCTTTCAGCGCCTCGATACTCCCGTTTTTGGCTGCCAACTTCTCAAGCGCGCCGGCGATCCGTTCAATCCCCTGTGCTATCCGACGAATGTCCCGGCAGAGATGTTCTTCCTGTACCTGTTTCATGCTTCAATCTCCTCCTGCCATCGCTCCGGCAAACATAATTGCTAATGCCAGAAACTTTACGTTGGCAGATGCGTCCATCACCACGGGACTGCTTCCTGCCATTACTGCCCAAATGAATAATGCGCTAAATGCGTATAAAAGTCTCATTCAATCACCTTCCTTTTCAACGGTTTCAAAGCAATTCCAAAACCTTTGTCTCAGGTATTCCTCGTCTTTGAGCCATACGCAGATTGCGTTTTTGTGAAAGTCATCAGGATGTATAGATTCCACCTCGCACTCATACCACGGGATCAGGATTTCGTTCTGGATGTTGCAGGTCAACCATGTTTCTTCCTCGCACATGAAGCAAATCGTGACCTCAAAAACAGAGTCAGGTCTTGTGTCTATACCGTCCGGCTCCCCGTTTTTCAACTCCATGACTGGCGGAAACGAATCGTTTTTAATCAGCTTTAGTACGTCTAATAATGTCATTTTTGTTTACCTCATCCTTTTTCTTTTCCATAAGGTCTTTTGCAGTTTCATAGCAAGCGTTACACCCGTCATGATACTCATTGTCATACGCCTCTTTCCTGACCTGCTCAAGGTCGGGTTCGGTGTAGGGTGTCAGGTCTTCCACACTCTTAAAATTCATGTACGGATGATGGTCTTCTGTCCCTTCCATAATCCACTGAACCCAATGTGTATTTTCCGGTAACTCGATAATGTATTTCTTTCCCATGCTTCTTACTCCTTCCCATAGATAAGTTCCTGATACTTTCTAATTTCATCGTCCGTCATCCTGCGGTTGAGCCTCAAGTAAATACGGCGCATATACTCGCCTCCCGTGTAGTATCCGACCGCAAAACCTGCCAGTGTGGATACAAGACAGGTAATAATTACTGTTTTGATATTCATTCCTGCTTATCACCTCATTCTTCTCCATATTTCGTCTGCCTGCTCTTTGCCATGTTTTTTGCAATCCCGCTTGTAAGCAATCCACTGACCAACAGGGAGTAGCAGTATCGCACCGCCCCATGCAATAGCCAAGAGCGTCAGGACATCAGTTAAGATGTCACCTGTGATTGGTATTGTCATTTCTGCTCATCTACCTTTTGCTGATAAACCATTTCGCTATTGCCGTTAAAATTGACAGGAGCAGAATATATCCACATAAAAACTTTTCACTCATCCTGTTCACACCATCTAAACCCTTTCTTTCTTCGCTTTGCTCGGCTTAATCTACCGTATTCTGGCATAAAATCATCTTCTTTGAATCGCCTAATTTGATGGTACATCTGTTCTTCAGATTCACACAATGTCATCCTCTCTGCCATAGTTGTAAAGTAGCCTGCCCAATCAAGATTAGTACGCAATTCACTCATGCTGTTCACCTCTCATCCTTGGCACCTTCCGGAAATCCGGAGCGTATCAAACCGTTTTTTCCACGACCCATTCATTCCATCGCCGTATTGCTTCTTCGGGATTGTTACATTTAGAACGATTAAATCCGTTGTCACAATCATCTGATCTATACATGTTATTGCATCTGATCGCATAGGTAATTTTGCCGCTTTTCCACACTTCCATTACTGGATTTATGCCACAGTTTTTACAAGGCAATGCACCCTTGACCTTTCTGCTTCCCGGATATATTTTCCCTTCTTCGACTTTCATTCGCTCACCTCACTCCTTGACACCTTCCCAAAATCAGGAACATTAACTGTTCGGAAATTCCGAACAGCTCACCTCTCCGTCATCATTTCGTACCGGCCACACCACTTTCTTGCATCGCAGTATTCGCAGTCACAGCTGTCCCCAATCCATCTCTGAGGAACACTCAAAGTCAGCATACCGAACCATCGCAACACGGTCTTCCATGTTAGACCAGTCCATTTCTCTCCTGCCTTTGTAGTATGGATCGAGTGCTGCACACCTGTTTATCCTGATCCCGGTGAAACCATATTCGCAGAATGTGTCTGTACCTGCGACATAGGCTTTTGCCTTTCCTGCGGATTCTGCAAAGACAACAATTGCAGTTCCCTCATCACCGTTCCTGTCGCTCCCGATATATGCTTTCATCATTCCGGCTCACCATCCTCATCTCCGAAGTTGATATTCAGCATGCACTTCTCATTAAGCATCCGCATTGGTTTATCCATGAATGTCTCGTAACACTCTTTGCACAGACCCACATTGATAAGGTTTGTCGTGTTGCATCTCACAAAAGCCATCATCAGGGCAGCTTCGCCATCTTTGTAACTAAGTTCTTTTTGGCAGATATTACATTTGTTCATTTCTGTTCACCTCAAAACCGTTCTTGTAGTGAATGATAATCTTTATATAGACCTGTTTTTCATCGAAAATTCTTTAAACATTTTATCAATTTGTATCGCAAGTTCAGACAATTCATATCTATCGCATACCCACATATCAACTCTACCCTCGTTTACTGTGACCATATTGCGGTATGTAAGTTTAATTGCCTTTGCCTTGCATTTATTTCCTTTGCCGTTGTACTTACATTCGGCACAAGGACACGTTATTGACACCATCCTGCTCACCATCCTTTAGAATCTCTTCAAACCAGTCACACAGTCCCGTTTCATCCTCGCAACAAATGCTTTTATCATGGCAGTTAGACATTGCCAAACCGCAATCATTGCAAGTATATCCTTTCTCTTCGGCTTCCCACTTCATCATTTCTGCTCTCCTCCCTGATATGGTTCTGGTAATTCCATCCATGCGATAACATTTTTAATTGTGTAAAACGGTTTCCACGCATCAAAAGTCACCCACTGCTTTTTGTATGTACCGTCTGCTTCTCTCATTTCGTCATACTTTGCGAGTGCGAAATGAACACTTCTCGCATACACAAGAACCTGTCTGCCGCTCTCTGGCAACCTCTCACTGCAAAGAACCCATTTCGATCCTTCCAGTGCTTCAATTGCCATATCCAACGATTTTCCGCCAACGACAGGTTTGATATTGTCTTTAATATCTTTGATTGCTTCATCGATTGTCATTCTGCTCACCTCTCATATCTGCGCCAGTTCGTGAAATCATGTCTGCTTCACAAAAAGGGCAGACCTTGAAATCATCAATAAAATCAATGTTTTCCAACCCGTAATACTCATAGTCCCACGGCACAAAACCATTGCACTCCGAACAATACCATCCGTCCTGTCCATCATCTTCTCCGTAAATCCACTCGCCCTTATTCCGTTCTGGCTGTACTGACGGCAACATCATTAGTTCTGTCTGTGCTTCTGCCTGATCGATTAAAAGCAAGTCATCACCTGCAAACATCTTGTACGTCTGCATTTTTCTGATTTTTTCCAGTGCCGCCTGTCTGCTTATGGTATCTGAGTTGTTCGGAATTTCCGAACAGTTCGTATCTGGCTGCACTGTCGGCGCATCATCAATCATCTGGATAACCATTGCGCTTGCCCTTATCATGTGTTCCAGATTGCCGTTCATTTCCGGCTTTTTAGCGATATGGCCTATTACTTCGCTGAACAATTCTTTGAGTGCGTCTGCGTCAATCGTTCTCATTCTTCGTTGCCTCCCTCAGCCTCTCATGCCATCTTTTGTCTTTGACCTCAATCGTCTCCATGACCGCATCAAAGTCTACGTGGTCGGCTGTCATCAGTATGGAAATGCACAGCTCCACGTCCGCCATTTCTTCCGTCAGCGCTTCCAGACATTCCGCTTCGGTCTTAGGTGTGGGGTTCTCGCCTCTCAGAAGCCTTGCATACTTAAGTGATGCCTGCGCCAGTTCCGAACACTCTTCCGCAAGCTGTTCCAGCATCGCAGGAAGTCCGATGCTGTCTATGATGTCATTCATGGCTGTCACCTCCAATAACCTGTATATGTCCCCAATACCCGTCCGGCAAATCAGCCAGCTTGCTCTCCATCCATTCACTGGCCTTCATGGCGTCATCCGTGACCGTCTGGTCGATGACAGTGTCTTCCGGGGTTTTGATCTCAACCTTGTATTGCCTCATTTCGTTTCTCCCAGCGCCACGTGTACCAGCTCCCGCATCTTGTTATAGGCGCCACTGATTGCGACAGTGTTTGAATACTCTCCGACGATATCGGAATAATGATTCAGGTACCATTCAGCCTTCTGGACATCCTCTGCTCCGCCCTTGTGCTTATACCGCCACAGGTACTTAAAAGCATTGCACAGGCAAAAGTTACCGACCGCCTCAGCACCAAAGGCAATCTCCATAACGTCGATACATTCCAGGGATGTGTTGCCCTCGTAGTGGGCCGGGTGGTTGATGTTGTCAGGTTCGGGCTTTTTCGGCTCCCACTGGTCTCCCTTCCAGCAATCTCTGCAGGGCTTATCTATTCCCAGCTTGGCTTCATGGGCGCAGGTATCACAGTCTTTTCTCTGTTCCATCACTCTTCCTCCCTCCAGTCATCTCTGTCTGACGCAGCACTTGCCAATGCCAGCGACAGGACTGTGACCGCAGCTCCTATAAAACAGCCGATTCCAAAAGCAAAATAGGTCATTCTCCATCCTCCATGTGTTTCTCGATATAGTCTGCGTTCTCTTCCAGCCTCTTCGCCTTGTCTCTCAGGTACTCCACTACCAGCTGTACATCGCTCAGCTGGTGGGTCTTGTATGCCCATTTGAGGAACATGTCCACGTTTACTTTTTCGGCCGGGAAGAAAAGGTCCACAGATATGCTCCTGCTCCCGATCAAAAGGTTCAGCATGTCAATTCCTCCTTTTCAGTTCCCTCTTCCATTCGGCCTCATGGCACTTCGGACAGATGGCCATGCCAAACATGCCAGAGCCGTTATACAGCTCACGGGAAGTGAATGCGTCCCCATAAGGGAGCTTCTTTCCGCATTGAGCGCAGTTAATAAACTCATCCAGATCGGTGCTAAAGAATCCTACGTTCCATTCACCCGGGTACGG